CTGAAGATGCATCCGTACGCACAATCTCCCTGTTGCCGACAGCCGGAGATGCTGCTGCGCAGGGCTGGAGCATTAAGAATGGCGGAATTCAGTTGTCAGATGGTGTATTTAAGATCACCAAGCAGAGCAATAAAGCCTGGTCCCTGACGCGCCCGGTGGATGACGCAGTCTCCCTGCTGACACGGGGTGGCAGACTGAGCTGTAAGTTTCGACTGTCAGGCGCACTGACCAACAACCAGTTCGGTCTGGGAATTTATCTGTATACCGATGTAGCGTTACCTGACGTCGTGGCGATGACCGGGACTGGTAACCCGTTCCTGATGTCGTTCTTCACCCAGACCACAGACGGCAAACTGAATCTGATGCATCACAAGAAAGCCGGAAACACAAAGTTGGGCGAGTTCGGGAATTACAGTAACGACTGGCAGACGCTGGAGCTGGTGTTCACCGCCGGCAGTGCCACGGTTACTCCGAAACTGAATGGAGTGGCTGGCCCGGCATTCCAGGTCATAAAAGACAGTCTGACAGTGGGACTAAATGCACTGACGCTGACGGATATTACCAAAAATGCAACGTATGGCGTTGAGATAGAAAGTCTGGTGCTGGAGATAAATGCACCGGCATCATCATAAAAAGTGAGCCAGTCAAATGGAAGGTATCGTTAAACTCACCGGTAGTGTCAGTGGGTCGTCTGAGATGCCTGCATGAGTTATCAGAGCCATCAGTACTTAACTGGTGGCTTTTTTTATTGTTGTCAGCTTCCGGATAACGGGAGACGGGGTATGTACCAGATGGAAAAAATCACAACAGGTGTGTCATACACCACGTCAGCGGTGGGAACGGGCTACTGGTTCCTGCAGTTGCTGGACAGGGTTTCCCCGTCTCAGTGGGCGGCAATAGGCGTGCTGGGGAGTCTGCTGTTTGGGCTGCTGACATATCTGACTAACCTGTATTTCAAAATCAGAGAGGACCGTCGTAAGGCTGCACGGGGAGAGTAATTCAATGACTCAAAACTATGAACTGATTGTGAAAGGGATCCGCAATTTTGAGAATAAAGTTACGGTAACTTTAGCGTTACGGGACAAAAAACGCTTTGCCGGTGAAATTTTTGACCTGGACATCTCGCTGGACCGTGTTGAAGGTGCCGCGCTGGAGTTTTATGAGGCAGCAGCCAGAAGGAGCATCAGACAGGTCTTCCTGGATGTTGCTGCCGGGTTATGTGAAGGGGACGAGCTGTTGCCAGAAACGCGCCCCTGTTCAGAGGCGCGGTATACCATAAAAATTAACAGTTCTGATAACTCGATTACGGGTTGTTAGCTTTTTGCAGTTGGCTTTCCAGTATCTTTCATTGGTAGCATCCTGATAAATATCCATGAGCGCAAAAATCAAATACGGCCTGTCAGCTGCTGTTCTGGCGCTGATTGCTGCAGGCGCGTCTGCTCCTCAAATACTTGACCAGTTTCTGGATGAAAAAGAGGGTAACCACACTACGGCATACCGCGATGGTTCCGGTATATGGACCATCTGTCGTGGTGCCACAATGGTGGATGGTAAGCCCGTCATACCGGGAATGAAGCTGTCGAAGGAAAAATGCGACCAGGTTAACGCTATTGAACGTGATAAGGCGCTGGGATGGGTGGAGCGCAATATTAAAGTACCACTGACCGAACCACAGAAAGCGGGTATAGCGTCATTATGTCCCTATAACATTGGCCCCGGTAAGTGTTTCCCGTCGACGTTTTATAAGCGGCTGAATGCCGGTGATCGTAAGGGCGCATGCGAGGCGATTCGCTGGTGGATAAAAGATGGTGGGCGCGATTGCCGCATACGTTCAAATAACTGCTATGGACAGGTTATTCGTCGTGACCAGGAAAGCGCATTAGCCTGTTGGGGGATAGATCAGTGAGCAGAGTCGCAGCGATTATTTATACTCTGGTTATCTGCACCATCGTCTGCCTGTCATGGGCTGTTAATCATTACCGCGATAACGCCATTACCTACAAAGCCCAGCGCGACAAAAATGCCAGAGAACTGAAGCTGGCGAACGTGGCAATTACTGACATGCAGATGCGTCAGCGTGATGTAGCAGAACTCGACGCCAGATACACAAAGGAGCTTGCTGATGCTAACGCGACTATCGAAAGTCTTCGTGCTGATGTTTCTGCTGGGCGTAAGCGCCTGCAAGTCGCCGCCACCTGTGCAAAGTCAACGACCGGAGCCAGCAGCATGGGCGATGGAGAAAGCCCAAGACTTACAGCAGATGCTGAACTCAATTATTACCGTCTCCGAAGTGGAATCGACAAGTTAACCGCTCAGGTCAACTACCTGCAGGAGTACATCAGGACGCAGTGCTTAAAATAATTTTAATTTCACTGAAATTTAATACGTGACTTTCAGGAAAATGCCTCGCAGATGCGGGGCATTTTTGTACAGGTATTTCACCGCGCACCGCAGCGCACTCAACCACGTCGAACCAAACCCTTTGGAATGAGCCTTTGAGTAGTCAGTTAGTGCTGGTGAGCCTTGACGGGCTGATCTCCTATGCAGCAAAGGTTCATCTCAAAGTAAGACGAACGCTATGACAAACCAAGATTCTATAGACCTATCTGATCTTCGTGGAATGGTCATTTTTCCAGACAAAAGGTAATCACCATAGTCGTATGGCTATGAATCTTGTTGCTGCAGATAAGCATTTTGTGATTGAAGTGGTCAAATCTCTCAAATGCAGTAAAATGCAGTGCGCTATAATTCAATAACGGAGGGAGTAAGGAGAAGTCATGAAAGATCAAGATGTTAGGTTCGCGGTGCATCATAAGCTTTTGAAAGAATCGCATTTAGATCCAGACTGCCTTGTGGTCGATGAATTTTCCATATCCCTTGGCGCCAGTAGAGCAGACATTGCTGTAATAAATGGTGTTATACACGGGTACGAGCTCAAAAGTGAATATGACTCTTTGGAGCGTTTGCCTCTTCAAATCAAGCATTATTCTTCTGTAATGGACAAGGTTACTCTTGTCGTAGCTGAGAAACACCTTGAGGGAGCATTAAAGTTAATCCCAGGTTGGTGGGGCGTTAAAACGGTTTCTGTTGGGCCAAAAGGCGCCATTCTTATAAAGCACATGCGTGGAGAAAAGCTTAATCGAAACCATGACACATTGATGCTCGCTCAATTGCTTTGGAAAGATGAATGTATCGACGTACTTGAACGATGGGGCTATTCCAAAGGAATCAAAAGCAAGCCCCGATTTGAGTTATGGAATATTATTGCGGAAAATATTCCAATAGCGAATCTCAGGCCTGAAGTCAGAACAGCCTTAAAGAAACGCGTAGGCTGGAAAGTTAAGGCTTGGCAGGCTGAGTCTGCGCCAACCAATAAAGCTGTCTCACGACTAACGTAATATGGTGCGTATGTGCAACTTTACGCCATTCTTTAGAGCCGCCAGATTTGTTAGCGCCTAATGATCTTTGGTAAATGTAATCATCCCCCCAACTAAATTTGGAGCCAAAGACTTGATACTCTGGCGAACTAACAAGGGTAGTACATAAGTTTTTAGTTTGGCCCCATCCATTTCCTTTAACTGCGGTACCTTTTACAAAGATCCATGAGGTATCGTTCGAATATCTCACTGAGACATACTGAGACATGAAGCGTGGGTCTACGCTCGTAATGGTAGAGCTAGCGGTGGGATAATCACTAAAACTTGGCGTTCTTCCATTGCTAAAATTCTGTACTACGTACATCCAAAGATCGTATTCATGGCGCGGAATATGATGAACTTGATGTTGCGGTATCCCTGCCTGTGATGCCGGGTATGCGGTTGAAGATAAAATCAAGTTTCTCCACGGAGCTTGGCCTGATAATGTGTTGACCATGCTTAATGCTTGTTGTTTTAAACTATCAGTTGCGTTTTGAATATCTCCAAAATCAATGATTACATCAATTAAACTAGGATGAATATTTAAGTGGTTAACCAGACTTGTGAATTGGTGCCATGTCTGGGGGGTGATAGATATAGCGAGCCCATTGATTAAGTTGCGTTGAACAGCATGTATATAGTTTGTTGAATATGCGGGAGAAACAACAGGGATAATTTCCTTACCATTTACTCTAGCATCTTGGATACACATATCTAGAGGATGATGGCGGCTCGAACCATGTTTATCTAAATATTTAACATCCAGCAAAACAGGACGATTGGCTTTCCAGGATGCCGCAAGGTTAATACCGAAGTCAGATAAGTAAGAACTCAAATTCTTCTTGTAGCATTCGTTTTCATAATCCCAGTCTATGTCTGGAATGGTAATGATCGGAGTAAAACCAGAGAGCGTAGTTTGATCTAAAAGCATCAGAGATTCATATTCAGCAGGCTTCCATTTCAGCTGTGGATAATATTGATGTTGACTCATTAAAACTCCTTAAAATCTTTACTTATCCTAAGTATAGTGTTATGGCGTAACGCCAATTGTTTTTATACACTTGAAAACATTGGGAAAAGTTGAGCTATATCTAAATTTACAAAATTGGATGTTATAGAAATCGAGGTTTCAACTAGGCATGGAACTGCAAAATTTTTAATGCCTGCACGCGAAAGTCGTTGGCGGGTCCTTTCCGGTGATCCAGATCGTTACGGGGCGGCGACCTCGCGGTTTTTCACTATTTATGAAAATTTTTCAGGGAAAATCGTGTCGGTACTTCTCGAATATAACTTTTTGTTTTTTTTAATATTGCATTCATAAATGTCCGACATGAAAGTGTCCGAAAATGCCTTTTTCTGGCGTTTTCATGTCGGGCCTTGTATTTGATAATGGGTTGTTCTATGAAGGTTAATAAAAAGAGGCTTGCCGAAATTTTTAACGTGGACCCGCGGACGATTGAACGCTGGCAGTCTCAGGGGCTCCCTTGCGTCTCCAAAGGCAGTAAGGGCATTGAATCTGTATTTGATACTGCCATGGCAATTCAGTGGTATGCGCAGAGGGAAACTGATATCGAAAACGAAAAGCTCCGCAAAGAACTGGCCGATTTGCGTGCGGCAGCGGAGTCAGATTTACAACCCGGCACCATTGACTATGAACGCTACCGGCTCACAAAAGCGCAGGCAGATGCGCAGGAACTGAAAAATGCCCGTGAAGACGGAGTGGTGCTGGAAACTGAACTGTTTACCTTCATTCTGCAACGTGTGGCACAGGAGATTTCGGGGATACTTGTGCGTGTGCCGTTGACATTACAGCGTAAATATCCGGACATTTCACCATCACACCTTGATGTGGTGAAAACTGAAATCGCGAAAGCCTCCAATGTTGCAGCTAAGGCCGGTGAAAACGTGGGCGGGTGGATCGATGATTTCAGACGCACAGAAGGCAGCTAATGCAGCCGGTGCGATAGCTACAGGGCTTTTATCTCTCATTATTCCTGTTCCACTGACGACAGTTCAGTGGGCCAATAAACATTATTACCTTCCTAAAGAGTCGTCTTATACCCCGGGGCGGTGGGAAACACTGCCGTTTCAGGTTGGCATCATGAACTGTATGGGCAACGATTTGATTCGCACTGTTAACCTGATTAAATCTGCCCGTGTTGGTTATACAAAGATGTTGCTGGGAGTGGAGGCTTATTTTATTGAGCATAAATCACGCAACAGCCTTCTTTTTCAGCCCACGGACTCAGCTGCTGAAGATTTTATGAAATCTCATGTTGAGCCAACGATAAGGGATGTTCCTGCATTGCTGGAGCTGGCTCCATGGTTCGGAAGAAAACACCGCGATAATACGCTCACCCTGAAGCGTTTTTCCTCCGGTGTGGGTTTCTGGTGTCTGGGGGGAGCGGCAGCAAAAAACTACCGTGAAAAATCCGTGGATGTGGTTTGTTATGACGAGCTTTCCTCGTTCGAACCGGATGTTGAAAAAGAGGGTTCGCCAACCCTGCTGGGGGATAAACGTATTGAGGGCTCTGTATGGCCAAAATCCATTCGCGGCTCGACGCCTAAAATCAAAGGCTCCTGCCAGATCGAAAAAGCCGCTAACGAGTCGGCACATTTCATGCGTTTTTATGTGCCCTGTCCGCACTGTGGGGAGGAGCAGTATCTGAAATTTGGCGATGATGCCTCGCCTTTCGGTCTTAAGTGGGAGAAGAATAAGCCAGAAAGTGTTTTCTACCTTTGTGAGCATCATGGCTGTGTGATCCATCAGTCTGAGCTTGACCAGAGTAACGGGCGGTGGATCTGTGAAAACACGGGCATGTGGACTCGTGACGGTCTGACATTTTTCAGCGCCGCGGATAATGAAATTCCGCCGCCGCGCTCCATCACATTCCATATCTGGACGGCGTACAGTCCGTTCACCACCTGGGTACAGATTGTCTATGACTGGCTGGATGCACTGAAAGATCCCAACGGCCTGAAAACCTTTGTGAACACCACGCTGGGCGAGACCTGGGAAGAGGCCGTGGGCGAAAAACTCGATCACCAGGTGCTGATGGATAAGGTTGTGCGTTACACGGCTGCGGTGCCTTCCCGGGTGGTTTATCTGACGGCGGGCATTGACTCGCAGCGAAACCGTTTTGAGATGTATGTCTGGGGATGGGCTCCGGGAGAGGAAGCCTTTCTGGTGGATAAAATCATCATTATGGGGCGTCCCGATGAGGAAGAGACGCTGTTACGTGTGGATGTGGCGATCAACAAAAAATACCGCCATGCAGACGGAACCGAAATGACCATTTCCCGTGTCTGCTGGGACACCGGGGAGATCGATGGCGAAATTGTCTATCAGAGGTCAAAAAAACACGGTGTTTTCCGGGTGCTGCCGGTAAAAGGTGCATCTGTTTATGGCAAGCCGGTGATCACCATGCCAAAAACCCGCAATCAGCGGGGCGTGTATCTGTGCGAAGTGGGGACGGACACCGCAAAAGAAATTCTCTATGCCCGTATGAAAGCCGATCCCACGCCTGCGGATGAAGCCACGTCGTATGCCATCCGTTTTCCTGATGATCCGGAGATTTTTTCGCAGACAGAGGCGCAGCAACTGGTGGCGGAAGAGCTTGTGGAGAAGTGGGAAAAAGGAAAGATGCGTCTGCTGTGGGATAACAAAAAGCGGCGTAACGAAGCGCTGGACTGCCTGGTGTATGCCTACGCGGCATTACGTGTGTCCGTGCAACGCTGGCAGCTTGATCTGGCTGTACTGGCAAAATCCCGGGAAGAAGAGACGACCCGGCCAACCCTTAAAGAACTGGCAGCGAAGCTGTCCGGAGGAGTGAATGGTTACAGTCGCTGAACTGCAGGCGCTGCGTCAGGCGCGCCTTGATTTATTAACCGGTAAACGGGTGGTGTCTGTCCAGAAAGATGGTCGCAGAATTGAATATACGGCAGCTTCTCTGGATGAGCTTAACCGGGCGATCAATGATGCGGAGTCGGTACTGGGGACAACCCGCCGTCGCCGTCGTCCGCTGGGAGTGAGGTTATGAAACGAACGCCTGTCCTGATTGATGTGAACGGCGTTCCGCTTCGGGAGAGCCTCAGCTACACCGGTGGCGGTGCAGGATTTGGCGGGCAAATGGCAGAGTGGTTGCCACCCTCGCAGAGTGCCGATGCGGCCCTGCTGCCCGCGTTGCGTCTGGGGAATGCCCGTGCAGATGATCTGGTGCGCAATAACGGAATAGCGGCCAATGCGGTGGCCCTGCATAAGGATCACATTGTCGGGCATATGTTTCTGATTAGCTACCGTCCGAACTGGCGCTGGCTGGGGATGCGGGAGACCGCGGCAAAAAGTTTTGTCGATGAGGTGGAGGCGGCCTGGTCAGAATACGCAGAAGGGATGTTTGGTGAGATCGACGTGGAAGGGAAACGCACGTTTACGGAATTTATCCGTGAAGGTGTGGGCGTTCATGCGTTTAACGGCGAAATCTTTGTGCAGCCGGTCTGGGATACGGAGAGTACGCAACTGTTTCGTACGCGTTTTAAAGCCGTGAGTCCGAAACGGGTGGACACGCCAGGACACGGTATCGGGAACCGTTTTCTGCGGGCCGGTGTGGAGGTTGATCGATATGGCCGTGCCGTTGCGTACCATATCTGTGAGGATGATTTTCCTCGCTCCGGGAGTGGACGATGGGAACGGATCCCGCGTGAACTACCCACCGGGCGTCCGGCCATGCTGCATATTTTCGAGCCGGTGGAGGACGGGCAGACCCGTGGAGCCAATCAGTTTTACAGCGTTATGGAACGGCTGAAGATGCTGGATTCCCTGCAGGCAACACAGCTTCAGTCGGCCATAGTGAAGGCGATGTATGCAGCGACGATTGAAAGTGACCTTGATACCGAAAAGGCCTTTGAATATATCGCCGGTGCGCCGCAGGGGCAGAAGGATAATCCGCTTATTAATATTCTGGATAAGTTCTCCACCTGGTATGACACGAATAGCGTGACGCTGGGCGGTGTCAAAATTCCGCACCTTTTCCCCGGTGATGATCTGAAACTTCAGACCGCGCAGGATTCAGACAATGGATTTTCGGCGCTTGAACAGGCGCTGCTGCGGTATATCGCCGCCGGTCTTGGCGTTTCCTACGAACAGTTGTCCCGTGATTACTCGAAGGTCAGTTACTCAAGTGCCCGCGCATCCGCCAATGAGTCGTGGCGCTATTTTATGGGGCGGCGAAAATTTATTGCGTCCCGGCTGGCCACGCAGATGTTTTCCTGCTGGCTGGAAGAGGCACTTCTTCGGGGGATTATTCGTCCGCCACGGGCACGGTTTGATTTTTATCAGGCGCGATCAGCCTGGTCACGGGCTGAGTGGATTGGAGCCGGAAGAATGGCCATTGACGGGCTCAAGGAGGTTCAGGAATCAGTGATGCGCATTGAGGCCGGACTGAGCACGTATGAGAAAGAGCTGGCGCTGATGGGCGAGGATTATCAGGACATTTTCCGCCAGCAGGTCAGGGAATCTGCAGAGCGGGAAAAAGCCGGACTCTCACGTCCGGTGTGGATAGCGCAGGCGTATCAGCAGCAGATAGCGGAGAGTCGCAGGCCGGAAGAGGAGACAACACCACGTGAGACGTAATCTTTCACACATTATTGCAGCAGCATTCAATGAACCGCTGCTTCTGGAGCCCGCCTATGCGCGGGTTTTCTTTTGCGCGCTGGGGCGCGAGATGGGGGCAGCAAGTCTTTCGGTACCGCAACAGCAGGTACAGCTTGATGCTCCCGGGATGCTGGCTGAAACGGACGAGTACATGGCCGGAGGTAAACGACCGGCCCGTGTTTACCGGGTGGTGAACGGTATTGCGGTACTGCCGGTGACCGGCACGCTGGTGCACCGGCTGGGGGGGGTGCGGCCATTTTCCGGAATGACTGGCTATGACGGCATTGTCGCCTGTCTTCAGCAGGCAATGGCAGATAGCCAGGTGCGGGGCATACTGCTGGACATTGACAGTCCGGGCGGGCAGGCCGCCGGCGCGTTTGACTGCGCTGACATGATTTACCGCCTCCGGCAGCAGAAGCCGGTCTGGGCACTGTGTAATGACACGGCCTGTTCTGCGGCCATGCTGCTGGCGTCGGCCTGCTCCCGACGGCTGGTTACCCAGACATCCCGTATCGGTTCCATTGGCGTGATGATGAGCCATGTCAGCTATGCCGGTCATCTGGCGCAGGCCGGTGTGGATATCACGCTGATTTACTCAGGGGCGCACAAGGTGGATGGCAATCAGTTTGAAGCGTTGCCGGCAGAGGTTCGCCAGGACATGCAGCAGCGGATTGATGCGGCGCGCCGGATGTTTGCCGAAAAAGTGGCGATGTTTACCGGTCTGTCTGTTGATGCAGTCACGGGAACAGAGGCCGCTGTTTTTGAAGGTCAGTCCGGCATTGAGGCCGGGCTGGCGGATGAATTAATCAATGCGTCGGATGCCATCAGTGTGATGGCCACGGCGCTGAACAGTAATGTCAGAGGAGGCACTATGCCGCAATTAACTGCAACGGAAGCCGCCGTGCAGGAGAACCAGCGAGTGATGGGGATCCTGACATGCCAGGAAGCGAAAGGACGTGAACAGCTTGCCACGATGCTGGCAGGGCAACAGGGCATGAGCGTTGAACAGGCCCGGGCGATTCTGGCCGCGGCGGCACCGCAGCAGCCGGTGGCATCCGCGCAGAGTGAAGCCGATCGCATTATGGCGTGTGAAGAAGCGAACGGTCGTGAACAACTGGCGGCAACGCTGGCGGCGATGCCGGAGATGACGGTGGAAAAAGCCCGCCCGATCCTGGCGGCTGCACCACTGGCGGATGCCGGGCCCTCGCTTCGTGATCAGATCATGGCCCTGGATGAGGCAAAAGGGGCAGAAGCGCAGGCTGAAAAACTGGCGGCCTGCCCGGGAATGACCGTGGAGAACGCCCGGGCTGTGCTGGCTGCGGGATCAGGTAAGGCCGAACCGGTCTCTGCATCCACAACCGCCCTGTTTGAACATTTCATGGCGAATCATTCACCGGCAGCGGTGCGGGGTGGCGTGTCACAGACGTCAGCAGACGGTGATGCGGACGTGAAAATGCTCATGGCCATGCCATGAAGTCAGTGCTGACCATCAATATGAGGTTTTAACAAAATGGTGACGAAAACCATCACTGAACAGCGTGCGGAAGTACGTATTTTTGCCGGTAATGATCCGGCTCATACCGCCACAGGCAGCAGCGGGATTTCTTCTGCAACACCGGCTCTGACGCCCCTGATGCTGGATGAAGCCACCGGGAAACTGGTGGTCTGGGATGGACAGAAAGCCGGTAGTGCGGTTGGCATACTGGTACTGCCGCTTGAAGGCACAGAGACGGTGCTGACCTATTACAAGTCGGGGACCTTTGCGACGGAGGCAATCCGCTGGCCTGACAGTGTGGATGAACACAAAAAGGCAAATGCCTTTGCCGGCACAGCCCTGAGTCACGCGGCTCTGCCGTAACACGTTATCAGGCCACCATGGTGACCTGACTGATTTCTGAATGAAAGGAACTGATTTATGGGATTGTTTACGACCCGCCAGTTACTCGGTTATACCGAACAAAAAGTGAAATTCCGTGCGCTGTTTCTGGAGCTGTTTTTCCGCCGTACGGTGAATTTCCACACCGAAGAGGTGATGCTGGACAAAATTACCGGAAAAACGCCGGTGGCGGCCTATGTCTCCCCGATCGTTGAAGGAAAAGTGCTTCGCCATCGCGGTGGTGAAACCCGCGTGTTACGTCCGGGCTACGTCAAGCCGAAACACGAATTTAATTACCAGCAGGCGGTTGAGCGCCTTCCTGGTGAAGATCCGGCTCAGCTGAACGACCCGGCCTACCGTCGTCTGCGTATCATTACCGATAACCTCAAACAGGAAGAGCACGCCATTGTCCAGGTGGAAGAAATGCAGGCGGTGAATGCCGTGCTGTATGGCAAATACACCATGGAAGGGGATCAGTTTGATACTGTCGAGGTGGATTTCGGGCGCTCTGAAGGAAATAACATTGAGCAGGCTGACGGTAAAAAATGGTCTGAGCAGGACCGTGATACGTTTGATCCGACGCATGATATTGACCTCTACTGCGATCAGGCCAGCGGCCTTGTGAATATCGCCATTATGGACGGTACGGTCTGGCGTCTGCTGAATGGCTTTAAGCTGTTCCGCGAAAAACTGGATACCCGTCGCGGCTCAAATTCACAACTCGAAACGGCAGTGAAAGATCTGGGCGCAGTGGTGTCCTTCAAGGGGTATTACGGCGATCTGGCCATTGTGGTGGCGAAAACGTCTTATGTGGCAGAGGACGGTACCGAAAAACGTTATCTGCCGGAGGGCATGCTGGTGTTGGGGAATACGGCGGCAGAGGGGATTCGTTGCTATGGTGCCATTAAGGATGCACAGGCGTTGTCTGAAGGAGTGGTGGCTTCTTCCCGTTACCCGAAACACTGGCTGACCGTGGGCGATCCGTCCTGTGAATTCACCATGACGCAGTCCGCTCCGCTGATGGTGCTGCCGGATCCGGATGAGTTTGTGGTGGTACAGGTGAAATAATCCGTGAGCGGGGGCGAAATGCCCCCGTGTCTTTTTTCACAGGAGGCTGAGATGGCAACAAAAGAAGAAAATCTGAATCGTCTTCGTCAACTGGCTGACCTGCTGGGGCGCGAGGCGGATATGTCGGGGAGTGCTGCGGATATTGCTCAACGTGTGTCTGAGTGGGAAGAGGAGCTTGCTGTTTCCCCGGAGGGCATTATGCACTCTGATGAGAGCGGGGCTGATCAAAATCACACAGACGATGGTGAGCAGTTGAACAACACGGATGCTCCGGATGATGTTAAAGCCGTCCGGGTACGGAAGTGCCTGCAAGTAATGGGGTATTGCCCGGAGACAGGTCGTCCCGTTGAGCTGGCGTTACGGGGTATGCGTGTTCTGGTGCCATCATCACTGGCAACGGCCATGATACAGCACGGAACGGCTGAATATGCGTGATTTTCAGAATGCCTTTGATGCTGCCCTCGCCGGGGTAGACAGTACGATCGTTGAAGTGATGGGGCTCTGTGCGCAGTTCACCTCGGGGGCACAGTGTGGCAGCGAAGTTCAGGGGGTTTTTGATGATCCGGAGTCGCTGGGGTTTGCCGGTGGCGGGGTCCGTATTGAAGGAAGCAGCCCGTCATTATTTGTGCGGACGGATACGGTTCGTGCCGTGCGGCGTGGTGACACGCTGACCATTAATGGTGAGATATTCTGGGTGGATCGTGTTTCTCCGGATGACGGGGGCAGCTGTTATCTCTGGCTCAACCGTGGTCAACCACCCGCAGTTAACCGGCGACGATAAACGCAGGGTGAAATTATGGCGATAAAAGGGCTTGATCAGGCGATTGACAATCTGAGCCGGGTTCGTAAAAACGCCATTCCGGCGGCTTCAGCAATGGCCATTAACCGCGTGGCCACAACGGCGATTAATCAGTCTTCATCACAGGTTGCCCGGGAGACAAAGGTTCGCCGGAAACTGGTTAAGGAACGGTCCAGACTGAAACGGGCGACGGTCAGAAATCCGAATGCCAGAATTATCGTTAACCGCGGTGATCTCCCTGTGATTAAGCTGGGGATCAGGATGCTGGGGCGTCGCCCGAACAGCATACTTAAAGCCGGTCAGCATCGGTATCAGCGGGCATTTATTCAGCGATTAAAAAATGGTCGCTGGCATGTCATGCAGCGTGTGGCCGGGAAAAACCGTTACCCCATTGATGTGGTGAAAATCCCGATGGCGGCCCCACTGAAACAGGCATTTGATGAGAATGTTGACCGTATCCGGCGTGAACGCCTGCCTAAAGAACTGGCATACGCGCTGAAACAACAACTGAGGATTGCAATAAAACGATGAAACACACTGACATTCGTGCCGCAGTGCTGGATGCACTCGAGCAGCATGAACACGGGGCGACGCTGTTTGATGGTCGCCCCGTTGTTTTTGACGAAGAGGATTTTCCTGCGATCGCGGTTTATCTGACGGATGCAGAGTATACCGGTGAAGAGCTGGATGCAGATACCTGGCGGGCCACGCTGCATATTGAGGTGTTTTTACCGGCACAGGTACCGGATTCAGAGCTTGATCAGTGGATGGAAAGCCGGATTTACCCGGCGATGACCGCGATCCCGGCACTGGCAGGACTGATTACCACGATGGTTACGCAGGGCTATGAGTATCGTCGTGATGACGATATGGCGTTATGGAGTTCTGC